CGCCTGTAGGGATGCCCGTGCCTGACACAGGCTGGCTTGGGTAAACGTAAGTTACATCACCATTCCATACAGTCGTAACGCCGTTTGTTGTATTAAACGCAAGCTCTTGATAAGTGCTATTGTAAATATAACCGTATGTTCCAGCCGCTATAAACATTTGGCGACCATTATCAGTCATATTGACTTGACTTGTGCCGTCTATGGTTCCTATGGCAGTTGTAGTCCAATCTGTATCAATACGATATAAAGTTGTGCCTGAGACGGCATAGGCATAATATACTTTAGATCCTGTCGTAGACCCTACTTCGTCGCTATAAAATGTCCAAAGACCTCGAATAGGCCCGTTACCCATACGAGCAAGAAAGCGCAGTCCTGGCGCGCGTTGTAGCCACGCGGCCTGCTTACCACCTTCAGGCACAACTTCAGGAAAAAGATTAACCATGCGGTTGTCAGCCGCATTTGGACTGCGGGTGACATAACTAGAGCCAAGAATAGGCGTTGCGACCATCTAATGTTTACTCCTTAACTACTAGATGCTATACTCGGCGCATGACCGAGCTTACAGCAAAAGAGTTGAGAGAAACATTGGCTTATGACGCCAACACGGGATTTTTTTCGTGGGTTATTCGGCCAAGCAAAGCTGTTAAAGCTGGCGACAAAGCCGGAAGCCCCGATAATAAAGGATACGTTACGATAGGAATAAAACGCCGTATTTATAAAGCGCATCGACTTGTGTGGCTGTATGTAACTAATGAATGGCCGAAAGGTATTATTGATCATATAAACGGTGATAAAGCTGATAATCGTTTTGAGAATTTGCGTGTAGTCGGCGCTGACGGCAATTCGCAAAATGTGAGAAAACCAAACAAACGCAATAGATCGGGCTTTATGGGCGTCATATTTTACCAGAATAAATGGCGCGCAAACATAACCGTAAAAGGCAAAACGCACTGGCTGGGTGATTTTGCCACCCCTGAAGAAGCCCATGCTGAGTATGTCGATGCCAAACGTAGGTATCATGCGGCGTGCACTATATGATTGATTTCATTAGAAATTCCCTGCGTATATGTTATAGCGCTGACGTGTGCCGACGATGCTGTAAGGCAGAGCCATGATGTCGTCAGGGTTATTGATGCGCTTCAGATTGCGCTTGCTATACATAGCGATGCGGCTAACCGTCGGCGATGGCTCGATACCAAACTCAGGGGCCAGCTCACAAGCCAGATTGTAGCGGAACGCCCGCAGATATCCAGGCGGGAAAAGGATCGCCGTTGCCAGATTAGCAGGTTCCGACAGCTTTTCGACTGAAATAAAATGCCATTCTAACAGTCTTAAAGGGACTGGATAGATGACCATATCAATGTTTGGGTAGGTCATATTGGTGAATATGACTTGTGGGTAAGTAGACGTTACGGTCTTGACCGCAATGCCGTCATACTGTTGCTGATTGATAAATTTAATGCCGTAAGAGACGTTAGTCTGTGGATCGCGGAAGTAAGTCGCGTCATCCAGCAATACAGGACGTAAACCCACAAAGTCGCCGGTCGGGCCTAGCGTGCGGTTTTTCTCACCTGCGGGCCAGTTAAATACTTGATCCTGCGTTGAGAACACCGACAGTCGTTCGGTATTCCAACTGTCGATCATTTGATTCAGAGCAAATAGCGCGTCATTCGCTGTCTCTGACGAGGGCGTTTCGCCTTCGGCTAACACTCCGAGGAGCCTCAACGCCCCCACTATCTGATCGTAGCAACTGTATGTCGTCATTTGGGTCGAACCTCTCCCAGCCGTTCTCAATATCGGCTTCGGCCTCTAGGTCGAGACACGCCACTTTAACCCCATGTTCGGGGTGTTTCAAATAAATAACAGCCATTGGTTACTTTCTAAAGAAATACAGCGGCCCGTAGGCCGCTATATATTAAGATACCGAAAATTCCAGATTATAAACAGGGAATGTAACGGTGTTAGCAAGCGTTCCAGAAACCGTAGCGCGGATACGCAAACGATCACCATCAGCAACAACCAGATTGGCTGCGGTGCCGTTGAGTGTCAGTGTGCGCTTGGCATTGGCTGTGATAGCTGTGCCGCCCGTTGCTTTGGTTGTGTTAGCGTCAGTAGCCGCCAACATAGCCGCTGAACCAGCGCCAGCCTGACCAAGATTGGTAATGCTGAACGTGATGTAGTTCGTATCATTAGCAGCCAGAGCGTCTACGCCAGAAAAGAGCGCCGAAGTAAGAACACCCGCAGAGGCCACGATGAGAAAAACATCGTTGGTTCCGCCGGTGGTCGTAGCAATCGTTGCGCCTTGCTGACTTTCAGAATAGCCGCTGTAGATATTAGAGAGAACTTTGGTTGTAGAGTCCAGCGTCGCCCCAGTGATCGTTGCGCCCGTAATAGTTGTGCCAGCTACGAGTTCAGGATCAGAAAAAGCAACACCAACTGCTTTGGTGTTTGGCATGGGAATATCCTCTAAAAAAGAGTGGGCTTGCGCCCACCCTAATTACGCGATGCGGTAGATCGAGTAAGCTGCCGTGCCGGTTTTACGGAAGCGGAACGTAGCCGATGCTGGGTTTGTTGGGGCCGCAGCGGCTGCGTCAACAACAATAGCCTGACCAACAATCGAATTGCCCGTGCCAGCGCCAAACGTCACATCATTCGCGGCGTTGTCGCCGAGGTTGATAATATGAACGTCAAAGCCTGAATTGACTTTGAGGCTTGGGAAAGCCGCATCAATCAACGCGCCTGTTGGGAACGTGTAGGTGCCAGCGTCCGTGCCGCCAGAATCAACGGTAATGATGCCGTTGGCAAGGTTGTCAACGGTAACCGTGACCGTAGCGCCCGTAAGAGCGGAAGGCGCAGGCTGCGCGAAGATAAGAGGCTCAGTTAGATTGCCTGCCGAAAACTGATAGCCGCCTGTGCCCTGCGGAATAGCGCCGTAAGGGCCAAACGTCTCAAGCGGATAAGCCGCGTTCTGAGTAGTTGTCATGGGTTAAACTCCAAAGAAAAGGTGATAAGGGGGCTTTAGCCCCCTTTTAGCTTTAGCCCCAAAGGCGAACGGCCATCTGCGGACGAATCACGCTGTAGCCATAAAGCACGTCAATACGGCAAGGCAGACGGTCGTTGTTGATGTCATACTGACGAACAACACGTAAGCTGATGCCATTGTGAACCTGACGGCTTGCCATGTCGACACCCTGCGGAAGCAGAAGGTCGGCGGTAGCGAAGCTGATCGCGTCACGGTGATAGATCAAGTTCTGTGGATACTGCGTAGAAGCAGCGCCGAGGAACGTGACAGCCGCGCCGGAAACCGGCAGAGCGTCAACTGTAGCAAGAGCCTGAGAAGCCGAATACATCGCAGGAACAGTGACCGAAGCGGTTGTTGACGCCGTAACGTCAGCAAGAGCTACGAACTGATACAACGAGCCGGTTGACTCACGGGTCTGTGGGTTGACAGCAAAGACGTTAGCGATGGTAAACACGTCGCCAGCTTTGATCGTCGTGGTCGTAAGACCAGTCAGAACAACAGTCGTTGAACCTTCAGCCGTGACAGTCGCGTTAACCGTAACGGTGCCAGCGCGTGAGCCGGTCGTGAACTGCTTGATTGACTGAGACATATTCAGCTCGTCGTAGCCGAGGATGCCTTCACCAAACATGCCGTTCTTGAACTGCTTCGAGATAGCCGACACAGGGTTGAACAGACCTTTCATGCCTTCGATCAACGCAGCGTTAGCGGCTGGGTTAACAGTGGCATAACGAGGCGACATAACCGCAGCGTTCTCGTTGAGCTTCTGTTGAGCTTGCAACAGAACGAGCGACGTAGCAGGCGTGGTGCCTGGGGTGCCGACCGAGTTGCCAATGTATTTGAAGCTGTTTGCAACGTCGGCGTCGATAGAAGACGCGAGCTGCGAAATACGAGGCTTCAGAACACGTTCAGCGAAGTCGTCCAACTGCATCGTGAGTTCGGCGGTCGTGAAGTTCACGCCGATGTGCTTCTGGCTGGAAACAGTGAGCGTGGTGTATTGCTCGTTGTCGTCCTGAACCTGAAGGGC